CTTCTTTGTATTTCCATACACATTAGTTCACGGTGTTTATCCATTCTATGATACAGACCAAGTGAGAAGAACATTATCATATAATTGTGATATACTACCTAAAGTAATGGTAAAAACAAAATAAAGGAAACAACATGGGAAAAATGAGAGAGTTTAAATTTACAAATGAAAATGATGAGCCGATAGAAGGTGTTGAAACAGTTACAGAAACTAGTTTTAAGAAAGCGGTAAAATCAATTCAGAGTAAAGTAAAAGATAAATGGGTAATTATAGAATACATTACCAAAAGAGGCAAAGATATTAGAAAATTTGTCAAGTTGCCAATTGGTAGAAAATATAGACAAGCAATCTTACAAGAGAAAAGACGAGAAGCTTTGAAAGCTGCTAAGGCAAGATAATGCCAATATGCCAAAACTGTGGTCATGAACAACATGACGGTCCACTTTGGAAAGAGTTTACCGATGGTGATGGTTTACCGATAATGATAGAAGTTTGTAAAAATTTTATAGCAGAAAGGCTTGACAAAGGTCAAGAAATCTGTTATAATAAAACATATGCAAAAGAAAAATAATTACTTTCTTTTTATAGTGCAAGGAAGAGGGCTTTACCAGAGGCTCGAACTTGACAGTTTAGGGGTTGTTCCCAGGTTTGTAACCTCACAAGTTATGAATCACACTCTTGACAGAGAGAAACTGGTTGTGGCGGTTTAGGACATGGAATCCGGTCCGTTGCTTGTGGGTAATTCCATAGTCCCACCTATTTCGCATATAAATAATAATGTCGAACAATACAGACACATACGAATACAATAATACATACAAGGAGATACAAATATGAATACAAGTATTGCGGCCTTAAAAAGGTCAAAGTCTAATCTAGACACACTAATAGGCGAACTATCTAAAGTTGCCGAACCTCAAAAACAAAAAAACTCATATCAAGATGATAGATTCTGGAAACCAGAACTAGATAAATCTGGTAATGGTTATGCCGTATTGAGATTTTTACCAGCAGTTAAAGACGAAGATTTACCATGGGCAAGATTATGGTCTCATGCATTTCAAGGTCCTGGTGGCTGGTATATTGAGAACAGTTTAACAACACTTAACAAAAAAGATCCAGTAAGTGAATCTAACAGTTTACTTTGGAACTCTGGCGTTGAGGCAGACAAAGAGATTGCAAGAAAGAGAAAAAGAAAATTATCTTATGTTGCAAATGTTTTAGTTGTTAGTGATTCTAAACATCCTGAGAATGAAGGTCAAGTTAAATTATTTAAGTTTGGTAAGAAAATCTTTGATAAGATTACTGAAGCGATGAAACCTGAATTTGAAGATGAGAAACCTATCAATCCATTTGATTTCTGGGAAGGTGCAAACTTTAAACTGAAAATCAGAAAAGTTGATGGTTATTGGAATTACGATAAATCAGAGTTCGATAGCTCATCACCTGTAAAAGATAATGATGAAGCTATAGAAGAATTGTGGAACAAACAGTATCCACTAAAACCATTTCTGGCAGCCGAAAACTTTAAGTCATATGATGAGCTAAAAGCAAAACTTGATAAAGTTTTAAGTGGCGTTAGAAATACTGGTACAGCTGAAGATGTTATGGACCCACCTACATCACCAACAGTTAGTGCACCAGTTGTAAATGAAACAGCAGATACACCTACTTCGGTTGCTGATAGTAATGAAGAGGATGACGGTGATGAAACGCTTGATTACTTTTCAAAATTAGCAGAAGAGGATTAATCTCTCCACCTGTTTCTTTATATTGGGGTTAGGATATTCTGTCCTAACCCCTTTTTAATATAAATAATACATTATATCATGCATAGTTTGAGATATCAAATCATATAAAGGAGACTATATATGGAAATTATTAATAAAATAAAAGGCTGGGCAGCTGCATTAGCAGATGTAGGTGTTTCACTTATTGCTTTAGGCATTGTGCTTGAAGTTTTATTTAGTGGACAAAACGTACCATTCTGGCCTGATATAAGTGTTATAGGTAACGTACAAAACATAATCGCTGGGTTTAGTGCTCAAGGTTTAGTTGGTTTAGTTGCTGTTTGGGTTTTATACTCAATATACACTAAAAAATAGATTATATTATTATATTAGACATCAAGGGGTGTTTCGGCACCCCTTTTTTTAAGCGTATAAATAGGGAGTATGAACTTATTTTTTGAAATACTAGTTGAATTTGGTTTACCTGTAGCTTCTGCTGTTGTTATGGGTATTTTTATATACATCATTTTAAAGTATATTTTAGATTCTGTGGTTGGTCAAGTAAAAGGTATTCATGGTATAATTATGGCACTAGATAATAGAATTAAAACTATGAACAATGATATGATAAAGTTAGACTTATTAATATCTCACGCTTTAAAACTAAGACCAGACGAAGATAGAATCTCCAGAGCAGACGGAAAGACAGACGCTAGGAGAGACTAATGACTTTAAGTATGGCATGGTGTTTAGGTATATTTGGTACAGTAATATCAATTGGTATTATGATATTAATAACCTATCTAGAAAATGATTATAATAAACACAGAAAGAAATAATGGCTGAACCTTTATCAGTAATTGATATATTAAATCAATATGGTTTTGCTACTCTGGCTGCAATCGCCATGGGATATTTCATATTTTTTATATACAAATTTACAACAGAAAATCTTAAAAATAAGTTAGGTGAAGCGAATGTGGCATTGATTGGTCTACTTGATAGAATAAGAATGCTAGATAATGACCTTATCAGGTTAAGGTCAAAATTGAACACGGTATTAGAAATGCAAGAGAATGAGGAGAAACAGCATGGAGTTAGCGATAATACTAAAGATAATAATTTGTCATTGGATAGGAGACGGCCTTCTTCAAACAGAGAAGATGGCAACACAAAAAAGTAGCTCAAACTATTGGCTATCTGCCCATGTCGGGGCATACATTTTACCTTTCATTGTAGTATTCTATAACATACTAGGTTGGGTCTTACTTATGGGAATCTTGCATTGGATACAAGACTGGATTACTTCAAGAATTAACTCTCAATATTTACAAGTAAAAAATAATACTATGTTTTGGAACTCAATATGGACAGACCAGATGATACATTATGTCATTTTGTTTGTTTCTATTACTTATTTTATATAAATATAAGTATGAAAGCACTTAAAATTACGGTGCTAGGACTATTATTTTATGTGCTTTCGACACCTAGTATCGCAAGTGAATTAGTACATGATTTTTCTAACCCTTCTTTCTCGGGTGTTGGATATAGTACCCATGTCCTATCACTTGAACAATTAAGATACAGCAGAGAAAAGAATGTAAGCGATGACGCTAAGTCAGCGGCAGCCGCGGCTGCTCGAGCAGAAAACAATACTACAATCAACAAGTTTATCAAAAACGTTGAGAGTAGAATTTATGCTAACTTGTCAAAACAATTAGTTGATAATATGTTCGGTACAGAATGTGAAGGCACTTGTCCTACATCTGGTACTGCTGAAGTAGAAGGCTCTACAATCTATTGGGTCAAAGACGCAACAACTGAAATAATTACATTAACAATTACATCACCAGATGGTTCAACGACTACAATGTCTGTACCTGTAGGCGACTTTAAATTTTAGTATGGAATCTATACCACAAATTGCAGCTGCGATGCTGCTTATATGTTTATTAGGAGGTTGTGCCTCAAACAAACAACTTGATGGAGGTTTCTATAAAGGCGAAACACCTTACACTATGGAAACTGATACCATGAAAAGACTTGAAAAGATTCCAGAATTAGGTCAACCACAAATTACAATTGCAGTATATAATTTTCCTGATAGAACAGGACAAAGAAAACCTAATACAAAATTTAGTCAACTATCAACTGCTGTAACGCAAGGTCCTGAAGTTTGGGTTATTAATGGATTAAGAGCAGTGGGCGGTAACGACCCATGGTTTATAGTTTTAGAAAGAGACGGATTAGATAACTTAATTAAAGAAAGACAATTAATTAGGTCAACAAGAGAATTATATGATGGAGAAAGTGATATAAAGAATCAATTAAAACCTCTAAAGTTTGCAGGACTAATAGTAGAGGGTGGTATTGTAGGATATGACACCAACATAGTAAGTGGTGGCGCTGGTGCAAGATACTTTGGTATCGGTGTTAGTGAACAATATCGTACAGACCAAGTAACAGTTTCGATAAGACTTGTTGCAGTACAAACAGGTGAGATATTATTATCTACATCAGCAACAAAGACTATCGCAAGTTATTCAAGTG